CGACCTTGTTGTTCTCCATTCCTGCTGGCGGAGTGGGCGTTGTTGTATCATCAATTTTCTGAAGCGTATAGCCGGAATTATTTATTGTTTCAATGGCATTTCTTTCAGACCTATCAGTGCTTTTTTGGGTCTTATTACGCACCTGTACAATGGCAGGATCCACGCCAAAGCCCTGCAGCTCTGTTCCCTGATTGTGCGTGTAAGTCCATGCCATGACACATCCAAAGGTATCCGTGGCAGAGTTATACAATCCGCCTGAGAACTGTATCACGTCACCAAGGTCATAATGTGCGCCACAGATCACCGACGCGCTAAAAGGCGTGTAAGAGATGCCAGCAAGCGCCTCGAGGATTTCCCTACGCTGTGCATCCCTTGTGGTGAGATTCTTCGCCATTGTCAGCGGATTTGCGCCTAAAACCATATCAGCGCCATCCTGTCCGCTCTGTGCGTATGCCTTCTGCAGCCATGACAGGCGCTTGGAGAGCTGCTTCACTTCCTTCTGCAGGGGGAACAGTTCAGCATCAATCTCCGCCACTGCTGCATCGTATTCTTCCTGTGTGCACTCGTGGTTGTCGAGCTTTGCCTTCCATGCAATAAGCTCGGCATCCAACTCACCGATTCGGATATTATCAGCGGTTATTTCACCTTCTGTTTCGGTAATCTCAGCCTGCAGTGCAGCTGCATCATATCCGTAATAGTCTTCCGTGTTGCTGTCCAGATTCTCCACATATATCCCGATATAATGCGTGATATAGTCTTCAAAGGTTGCCCCTTCAATCCTGTTCCTGTCGCTGATGTTCTCCACCACATTCTGCGTGTACTGGCGGAATACAAGCTGCCCTGTCCTGTCAATGGTGGCAAAGCATCCAAGCGTCTGCGCGCACCAGAACAAAAGGTCTCTGTATGTATCAATGTCATTTGCAAAGTCTTTTTTCAGCCCACTTGACCCATAAATATTGATACCAGTCCTTGTGCCATTCGGGAGCGCCTGAATTTGTGCGGAAGTCATGCCAAGGGTAACGCCACAGTCAGTGCAGATCTGATTGATGATGTTATACATTCCAGACACGCCCATGAAATGACTCTTTTTGAATTTTTTGTCAAATTTGGTCATGTTATCATAAGCCGTGACCTGTACTCCTGCTCTTGTATGCGTGGCTTTAGCGACCTTAAACACGCCCAGCGGCACACTCTCCCAATCGTTTGCACCGGGACCGATTTTGAGCCCAAATGAAGGCGTAATAACCTTGCCAACCCAATCAGACCAATTGATGGAAATGCCCGTGAATTCTGCCGTCAGTTCCCCAACATAGCAAGAGCCGAGTACCACGTCAGAAGTGTCGGTGGATTGATTTGAAATAGAAAAACTACCTTCAACAATATTCTCTTCAGTAAACTGCACCGACCCAATCGTTCCTGTCAGTCTGTGTTCGGTGTACAGTTCATTCATTTTCTGTATAAAGGTGCTTGATACTGAATACATCAGAACTCCTCCAAGTCAAAAGATAAACGCCACAGCCCTTCAGTGTTTGCAAGCCGCTTTGTATGTTTAATCAGATTATAAGAGAATGAATCATCCATGATTTCCATGGTGTAATTCTTGTATGCGCCTGTCTGCGCGTCATAGATGGACACAGTAAGGGTGGAAGCATCTCTCCATGCCTCGAATTGTTTGAGCCACCTACTGGAGACCGTAAACGTGGCAGAAATAGACATCAGCTTGTTTCTGATACCTATCTTCTTCCGTCCACCGTTTTCCATCTGAAATTCTGTCGAGATCTTCCGCGGATTCTCTTCCCAGGAGTCCGGGAAGGGAATTGCGGTATTGTTTATTTTTATAGGGTATGAAGTAAGCATATTATCTTCCCCCGTTTCTGTAATTGTTTATCCTGTTTGCATCAACAACAGCCTGTGCAAATTTCTGCTGCCCGATGTAAACAGGCACAGTGATGGTTCCACCACCTGCCGCCGCAAGCTGTCCAATGCCGTTATTGATGGAAGCAAGCTGCCCGGAATAGTCAGGCGCCATCTCTCCGCGCATGGATCCGGCCACGTTCTGCATGGCTGATTCTACGCCAGGGATTCCAGCGTTGATCTGCTGTGCCATCTGCTTCATCATATCTGGCATCCAACTGTTGAAATTGGAAAGCGGACCGACATCCGGTTCGCTGAAATGGATATAGCTTGCAATCGTCTGACCAACACCAGACATCACTGTTGAGATTAGGCCTGTCTTGCTTTTAATACCGTCAATGAAATTCTGTATGAGATGCTCGCCCCATAGCTTTGCACCTTCCACGATTCCCTCAAAGATGGTTTTGATCAAATTCAGCTTGGTTTCAATTTCGCTCCTAGCATTTTCAATCCTTGTACGGATTGTCTCTTCGATAAATCCGAAGCCGCCATCAACAAGCCCCTTGATGAAGTCTATTTTCTCCTGGAACTGCCCTTTGATGAAGTCCCACGCAATCTGTGAACCAATCTTCATGCCTTCCATGAACAGGGAGAACTTTTCCTTGATTTCTGCCCATTTTGCGGTGCTGTATTCCTTCACGGCATCTGTCACGGCGATCCAGTCAGCCTTAATCTGCTCAAGGTGCTCCTTTGTACGTTCAACAAGTAACTGTCCTGCTTCCTGGATCTCATTCCAGTTTTTAACCCACACAGCAACCGCGAAAGCCACCGCCGCAATCGGACCAAGTAAGCCAGAAATACCAGCACCAACTCCTGCAAGCGTCTCACCAGCACCTGCGAACACACCACCTGCAGCAAATGCGCCCTTTATGGTGCCAAGAGCCCAGACAAATTTCCCTATGGCAGTTGTTATGCCGCCTATAACGAGAAGAACAGGACCAACAGCCGCCGCAAATCCTGCAATCTTAATGGCAGCATCCACCTGTTCATCAGACAGACCCTCGAATTTCGTTATCAGTTCATCCACATATCCAATCAACTTTTCAAGGTATGGCATCAGCCGTTCCCCGACAGTGATTGCCAGATTGGAAAGGCTTTCCTTCAGCTGTGTAAGCTTTGCGGCCATGGTTGCATAGCGCTTTTCAGCTTCTTCTGATAGAGCAGTATTTTCTGACCAACCTTTATTTGCAATACCAGTAGCATTGGTGAGCTGTTCTGTTGCAAGAGCAAGAGCTTGTATCATATTGCTCTGTCGCACACCACTCATCCCCAGCTCATCAAGTACGCCAAATGTATCTCCGCCTGTGTCTTTCAGCTTTTCCAAACCCTTAACAAAATTTGTGATAACTTCCATAGGTTTGGTTTTCCATGCTGAAGTAAACTCTTCTGCGGTCATTCCGGAAATTTGAGCCAGCTGCTGGAGCTTTTCAATCATTTTCTCGTTGCCTTCGGCCGCACCGGAAATAGCAGCTTGTATGCCCTTGAATGTTTGCACCATAGCCGTGGCGCCTGCCTCCGGTTCAATGCCAACTGAAGTCATTGCAGCGGACAATGCAAGCAATTCTTGAGTGGTTAATCCTGCAATTTTTCCAGCTGATGCAAGCCGTGTAGTCATAGCTACAATCTCAGACTCAGAGGTAGCCATGTTATTGCCCAGAGCAACCACAGCAGACCCCATATTGCTTACTTTGTTGTATCCGTCACCTGTGATATTCAGGATCCTTGCAAACGAGATAGCTGCATCCTGTGCAGATATGTTCGTAGTATCGCCAAGCATGACGGCTGTTTTTGTGAATGCGATCAGATTGTCAACACCTGTGACGCCAAGCTGTCCTGCCGCTTCCATAACCCCGGCAATCTCGGTCTTGCTGGCTGCCATTTCCGTTGACATTTCCTTGATGGCATCTGCAAGCTGTTCATATTCTTCATCCGTGCCATCAACTGTCTTTTTTACGCCTGTAAAAGCGGATTCCCAATCAATGGCCGCCTTGGTGGAAGCGGTAAAGCCTGCCACAATCGGCGCCGTGACATACTGTGTCATTCCACGCCCAACAGATGAAATGCCCTGTCCCACTTCCTGAATCTTCTGCCCTGCGTTCTGCATTTCCTGTGCGGCAATCTTTGACTGCTGCTGAGCTACGGATCCAAATTCCTTGTACTCACGCTCAAGGGATTCCAACTTCTGCTCAGTCTCGACAATCTCACGAGACAAAGCTTCCTGCTTATGGATGACTTCGTCCGTCTGTGGTCCGCTCTTTAACTGCTCAAGGGCTTCCTGCTCCTTTTTCAGCTTCTCACGGGTGCCTTCAATGGCTTCCGTTAATGCCTTCTGTTTCTGTGTCAGAAGCTCCACATTCTTCGGATCAGCCTTCAGCAGTTTATTGATGTCGCGCATCTTGTACGCAGCATCACCGATTTTCTTTTCCGCTTCTGATATCGCCTTTGTAAGCTCTGTGGTATCAGCGCCAATCTGGATCGTAATTCCTTTAATTCTCTTACTTGCCATATCATTCACCTATGATTTCATCTTCAGAACTGATTTCAATGTGTCCAATATGCTTAATCTGTACTTTCGGATCCGCAAAAAGCTCAATGCCACATTCCGCCGCCCTTACACAGAAAGCAAGGTCTTCACCAAATGCCAAGGAAGGCAGGAACAGGATCCCATGCTTCCGCTTCACTTCCCTTAGCATGTGAACGCTTGTGAGCGCACACGCCAAACCGCTGCCAGCAATCTGAAACAATTCATCCGGATATGTGGTCCGTGAATATCTGACCGCCTCGGGGAGCAAGCGTGAAAAAATGGCTGATCTGTACGGTTTCCGCCTTGCGTGGCAGATCCCTGTCACAAAATCCTTTTCATGGGCACTCAGGCGGTCAAATACATCCGCAGGGAATACCATGTCAGAGTCCAGCCAGAGTACATGCGTGTAATTCTCAAAACGCGCCATGGCTGCAAGCTGTTCCCGTGAGTCATATACAAGGGCACCAGTCCGAAACACAACATCATGTTCAATGCCCTGTTCTGTCAAATGCTTCTGTAACTTCAAAAGGCATTCAACAAACCTGTACGGAATGTGATCCTGTGCAGGTATGGCAATCAATAACTTCATATATCCCCCTATCCCAACAGGCTGTCTATGTCAGACTGTTCCGCCTTGTATGGGTATTTGTAATTATCATTTTCAGCCTCGATCATCAGGTCAAAGACAAAACCGATGTCAAGCTCTTCAAGGTCAGCAATGGAAAGCCCGATCTGAATCGCCCGGAGAATGAACACCGCCGTGTTTGTCTCCCGAGCGGTCGGGCGGCTCATTTTTTTGCTTCGCTGCTGTTTTCCTTGCTTCCCGAATAAATACCAACGATTTCATTGATATTCTCTATGAATGCCATACTGTCAAAGTCTTCAAGCCATTCAATGTACTGATCCATATTCAGCGCTTTCATGTCAGCCTTGGCCGCCTGTTTAGCCATAACAAAAGCCAGCTTGCTCACTACATCCACATCAAAGTCTCCATCCGCATTGATCATGCCTGAAAGCAGATCACTGCGGAACAAATGCTTATATCTGATCAGCGTGGCAGCATTAGCCACCATAGGAACCGTCCTTTTCCATCCTGACGGGTCTTTCAAAACAACCTCTCCGTACATATAGAAACCTCCTTCTATACAGAATCAGCCCCAAGAGAATCTCCTGGGGCCTTCATCATCAATATTCAGTTTAGGTGGTAGCTACAGGGCTCTCATAAACCTCGGAATACCATCCATTGTAAGCGCTGTCACCAGTGTTGTCACCAGTGGAAGCTTTCACCTTCTGGTCTGCTCTCGGAACAGCCGTGATGGTGATGGTGCCGTGGGTCGGAGTGATATTCTCCGCCTTGGTCTCATTCTCGTTCTGCTCTCGAGTTGCTGAGCACTTATAGAACACATTCCTGCGCTTCTTGGAGTCTCCGTTCACTTCGAACAACAGAGCGAAGTAGTTTGTGGAAACATCAGCGCTTTCAACATATACTCCATTAGAATCCTTAGTCTCACCAAGGATATTCTCACGGAAGTCATCAGGCATAACCTCATATTCGAAGTCACCTTCATAACCGTTGTTGACAGCCTGCGTATACCACTCAATGTCATCTGCGTGTTCCTTCAGGATGTCACCCTGCGGATCCAGAGACAAAGAAACGGCTCCGGGCCATGCCTTCACCGTTCCGTAAGTGTATGTAGTCTGTCCCTGAGAGTTAACTGCCTCAGTCAGTTTTGCATAGTGGACATTTTTAAGTCCGTACATGATCTTGTTCGGCATTGATCAACACCTCCATAGTGTAAGTTGTCATTTGCATCTGTTCGTCATCCAGCCATGCTTCTTCCCGGTCATATACCATTTCGTATTTGTCCAGAACAGCTTCCACGGATGCTTCCTGTGCAAAGTCTTTAGTGTCTGTGTATAATTCGATTGCCAGGGTTTCGATTCTGGCATAATTGATGTTATCAGCAGGCTCCGGAACATTTCCCGTGTAAAGGTAACAAATGAATGGTGGCTCCTGACCTGTCCCCTGCTCGAATGCCCTGTAAGCATACGGCAGTCCCATTTCCGCTATCATTTCAGCTATTTCTTGTAATGTCATGCTCCACCTTCTTCTCAAATTCTGTGATCAGCTTTTCTTCCACTGGCGCAATGTGTACACGCCCTTCAGTGCGGCCGCCGCCTCTGTTTGCGTGACCATGTTCCAACAGATGGGGAAGACCGGGAAGCCGTCCGTTGTAGATTGTGACGGTTGCTCCGTATCTGTTCCGCTCTGTAAGGCTCCGCCATCCTCCG